CATAGCGACGGCATTAAAAACAGCTGCTTTAGGGTTTTCCACCCTTACACCGGTTGGAATGGGTGCGGCGGCAGTTGCAACAGCGGTGCCGGTAATCATAGGAGCCTGGGCGGCAATAGATGAACATTCCAAACAGGCGGCAAAAGATTTGGCAGACGCAAACCTGGCCGGACACTTCGGTGATATTGCACTGTCAATGGAAGAGATTGAGGAGCTGGCACAGCAGATTATGGGAACCGATATGATACAGATGGTGTCAGCACTGAACACTGCATTTGATGATTTGGATAGCTCTATAGAATCATTTAATACCACAACAGAAGGACTTGATAAACTGAATTTTAAAGTATCCATAGGCATGGAACTGACAGAAGATGATAAAGAGTCCTATATTACATATGCAGAAAATTATATCAAGCAGGCGCAAAGTGTTCTGGATGAGAACCAGTACACATTTAATCTTTCAGCAAAATTCTTACTGGGAGAAGACTCCGATCTTGCAAATGATACGAACCAATATTACACAGAATTAGATTCACAGTTAGCAGATCTGACAACACAGCTCCAGAGCAGGATAGAAGAGGCAACAGCTAACGGGTTCAGCATAGATACAGATAAACAGGCACAGGAGCTTATCAGCCAGATAGGAGAGATTACAGAAAAGGTGTCTACAGCGCAAACACAGGCAAAGTTTGATGCACTTTCCTTACAGTATGACGGTAAGGATTTGGATGCAGATACTATGAAAGAGCTGGCCGGTCAGATAAGTGACATAGCGTCAGAGGAGCAGGAAGCAGCATTACAGGCATACCAGGACGCAGCTGCACAATTATATTTAAGGAAAGAAAATGACAGCAGCTATACAGATGATGAGTACAACAATGATAAGGCAGAACTGGAAGCTTCCTATTATCAAAAGCAGGGTGAAGTCTTGGCGCAAGGTATGAATTACATAACTGGAACAATAGAAAGCGCTTATCCTGGGTTGCAGGGAAAAGTAGAAGAAGTTCATGAATATATGCAGGAACAGGTAGCATCTATGTTGGAAAGTGGTGTTGATGTTGGAACATTAGGGCAGGACTTAGATCAGATTATGTCAGATTACATGGCAAATATGGGATTGGATGAAGTAACATCTTCAGCGATTAAACAGATATATGAATCAGGCGCCGTGGAGCTATCAAACCAGATGTTTGGGTTGGCGGATGAAATGTCAAGCAAGGGGATTGATTTAACAGAGCCTATTACATCAGCTTTAAATGAGACGGAAGGAATAGAGGCAGCAATCGGATATGTGGATTCGATTGGAAACACGTTAGGCACGGCTATTTCATCCAGTGACGGAATGACGGCAGCTGTAAAAGCTGCGGAAGATGTGGGCGTTGATATTCCGGAATCTGTTGCAGATGGGTTAACTAATAACTCCACAAAGGTAAAAACAGCAACCGACAACCTTATGACAATAATTGAAAAAAGTATCAAAGAGCATGAGGGTGCCATTAGTATAAAGCTGACAGCGGATGTGATCAATGGGGCAACAGAAGAAACATCGGAACCAAAGAAGAAAAATGCACGCGGAGGAATATATTCAAGCGAGATTTGGACAAAGTTCGCCGAGGATGGACCGGAGGCGGCAATACCGATTGATGGATCAGAACGCGCTAAGAGTTTATGGAAAGAGACAGGTGCAAGGCTAGGAATGTTTTCTAACAATTCCGGCGGATTAAGTAAGCTGGCAAGCAGCTTAGAGCAGGGTGGACAGGTACAGAACACATCAGAGGTAAGCACTTATAATTTCAACTATAGTCCAAATGTAGTAATTGAAGGAAAAACAGACCAAAGCACAGTTGTTCAAGCACTTTCCATATCCAGGAGTGAGTTTGAAAAACAGATGAAGGAATATACGAATCAAAAAAACAGAGTATCGTTTGGGTAAGGAGATATAATGGGTGGTTATTATTATATAACAAAACAAGGCGATATGTGGGATTGGATAGCATATCAGGTATACGGGGATGAGACGAAAGTAAAGGAGCTGTATCAAGCTAATCCTGAACATATGTTGACATATATTTTCTCAGCAGGAGTAGAAATATGGTGCCCGGAAATAGATAGTGACACAGATATGGAAGGATATGCGGAATGGAGAGACGCCGATTCATACGATGATGATGATTACATGGATGATGATGAAGATGATGAGGATTCGGATGAGTAGTAATGTAAAAGTTGCACCGGTGCAACCAGAAGATTAAGAGGGATAACGATAGTGAATACAAGAAAAGCAGGAATCACAATCAAATATAACGATAGTGGGACTGTATATGTAATATCGGACTACATAGAGTCATTTTCGTGGATTGATAATGCAAATGGAGAAGCGGATACGGCAGATATTACAATATACGACTACAGCCACGTATGGATTAAGGATAATATGCCGGCGAGAAACGATTTCTTCTCATGTTGGGTGAACGTGTCGAACTGGAGGTATGAAGGTGATAACAGAAAGATGTATTGTGGGAAATTCCAAATAGATAAATTAAATGGCGGAGGTTCTACGGTATCCGTGTCTGGAATCAGTGTTCCTATCAATAAATCATTTAATACAACCCAGCGAGACAAGATATACAAGAAAACCACGGCCAAGACAATATTAAAGAAGATTGCAAGTTGTTCCAAAATGAAACTTGCATACAGTGCAGGAAAAATAAACATAAAGGAAATAAAGCAATCAAAAGAGACAGATATGGCATTTGCTTTTAATTTGTGTACGCAGTATGGCTTGGGAATCAAGGTGTATAACGGGAAACTGGTTATTTACGATAAGAAAAAATACGAAAAGAGAGCGGCAAAGTACACGATCAAGAGAAGTGATTTGGTTGGAGAGGACCCGGAGTTTGAAAAATTAATGACGCAGGACTATACCGGCGTGAAATATGAGTACTCCAAATCCAGCGGCAAGAAAATTTCATACAGTTACAAAATAAAGAAGAAAAAAGGAAACAGAATCCTATTGGTATCAGGAAGTGCATCCACATACGCAGAGGCAAAAACGAAAGCAAAATCGGCGCTGGCGGAAAAACTTCGGGAAAATTATAAACTGACATTACAGCTGATGGGTGATCCAAAGTACCTAGCTGCTGAGAATATTAAGATTGAAGGGATGGGGAAATTTAACGGAAAATACTTTATTGAAAAAGCAACTCACGAGCTAGGAGAAAACGGTTATATAACCACGTTGACATGCCATAGGTGTGTCACAAGTGTATGAGGTAGCAGAATGAATGTAGTAAAGACGGGTAGGATTTCAAATGTAAATGTAAAAGAAGGATGTGCTGATGTAATATTCTCTGACATGGATAACACAGTGGAAACGAATGTTCCAATCGTGTCCAGCACGTATGATATGCCCAAGATAGATGATATGGTATGCGTTGTATTTGAAGGAGATGTAAGTGCAGAGCAGGGTTACATCATAGGGAAATATTTCAATCAGAATAACGTACCGGATGAAAGATATGCCGGGAGAGGAAACATCTACAAAAAGCTGTCAGATAATTCCCACATATATTATGATGCTGCAACTGACACGCTGGAAATTAAGGCTGGCCATATTAAATTAGTGGAGGAACAAGCATGAGTGATTTAGGAAGCTATGGGAAAATCACATTTCATATATCCAATGGAGAAAAAATAAGGGCATTGAGTTTTACGGATATGGAAAGGAGTGCGTCTGTTAACATCACAGAACATAGACGACAAGGGAAAAAACCATTTTCTGAATTTACAGGGAGGAATTTAGACGAGATAACGATGAAAATATATCTTTCGGCATATTTGGGAGAAAACCCGCAGGAAAGGTACAACGATTTGGTAAACTACATGAATCAAAATGAGGCGCACAATATCATTTTAGGTGGAACCGTATTAGGAGATAACCCTTATTGCATCAAGCAGATAACGGCACCTTACGAGAAGATATCAAAAAATGGAACTGCTGCAATTATAGAGTGTTCGGTTACTTTTACGGAATACATAGCAGGAAAGAAACCATCCAAATCCACGAAGATTAAAGCAGGAACAAAGGTGAAATTAAAAGGGACACCACTGTATTCCTCCGCAAAAGCAAAAAAAACAACCAAAAAAGTAACCGGAACATATTACTTGTGGGATGGAAAAAAGAAAAGCGGGAGATATTGTATTACCAAAAAGAAGATCAATGTAAATAAAAAAGGAAAAGGCGTGGGCTGGATAGCAAGCTCTTATGTTAATAAAAGCAAAAAGAAAACAAAGAAAAAAAAGTAAGAAGAAATAGGAGGGATTGGGTTGAATGTTGAATACGTGGGAACGGATGAAGATATAGAAGACATCAAAGAATGTGCAAGCAATATTATATCAACAATAAAGGGAACGATGCCATACATGAGAAGTATGGGGATATCCCCAGAGGTAATTGGACGCTCGACAATTCGGTCAAAAGCAGAATATATGGATGAGGTAATTACAGAACTGTCGAAGTGGGATGAAAGAATTTCTGTTAAAGAAATAAAAATGAAAGATAACGGAGACGGAAGAATAGAACCGGAGGTGGTAATGGATGGCAAGTAGTTTGGAAGAAATACAAAATATACCGGATATATCAATATTGGAAGACACCGGTGTCACACTGGAAGATTTAATCCAGGAAATGATTGAGGACTACCAGGATGCATACGAAAATATTACAGGGGAAGAAACAACACTTTATCCGGCAAATGAGATAAGGCTTTTGATTAATGTATTGGCTGGGCAATTATATCAAGCATACGAGTATGGAGAGTATATGCACCAGCAGAATTTTATTAAATATATGGATGATGACCATCTCGAAAACTGGGGCGCAAACCTTGGCTTCGTAGATGATGAAGAATCGGCGGCGAGCGTTATGCTGGAGTTTGGGTTAGATGAAGTGCTGACGTATGACGTAGAGATACCAGAAGGGACGGAGGTAACGGCTGGTGATGATGTCTTTTTTGCAACGGATAAAACGGTAGTAATACCGGCAGGAAAAACCAGCATATCCGTTTCAGCAACGTGCACAGAGACAGGAACAGCAGGAAATGGATATGCAGTTGGACAAATCAGTGAGATTAGTGATTCTCTTCCTTACGTAAGTTATGTAAAGAATACATCAATTTCAGATTTTGGAAAGGAAAAAAGTACGGGAGATGATTTGCGAGAAAAGATTTTCCTGTATCCGTCAACCTATTCCACGGCAGGACCAGAAGATGCGTATATTTATTATGTAAAACAATACAGCGAGAGTATCGTAGATGTAAATGTAGAAGGAGATACGGAGGCCAATGTTAATATTTGGGTCATGCTGCAGAATGGAGAGCTGCCAAATGAAGATTATTGCGCATTGGTAAAAAAATTCATAGAAGAACTGAAATGTACTCCGGACACGGATAGTATTAATGTCAAAATACCGGAGACATCAGAATATGAATTAAGCTTAACATATTATATTTCAAAATCATCCAGAGAGAATGAAAGTGAGATAAAGGAAAAGGTTGAGGACGCAATACAAAGCTACATTGAATATCAGTATAGCGGACTTGGTATAGATATTAATCCAGACGTTTTGATTGAGAAGATAAGGGCAGCGGGAGCTAAGAGAGTGGAATTGACAACACCTACATATAAAAAGCTTGAAAAAGGACAGGTGGCTATATGTACGGAGAAAAACATATTATATGGTGGATTGGAGGAGGGTTAACATGGAGCTAGGTGAAAAAGGAGCAACACACATGTCTCTTCCATATAACATGCAGACACCACAAAACAAAGCGCTTGGAATTATGTTTGACAAGCAAATAGAAAAGCTGGTCAGATACATGAAAAAAATGTGCGTGTGGAGCGACTTGGATAATCTTGATGAAAAGTATTACGGAATTGCAGCGAAATCGGTAAGAGCACTATATTATAATTCGGAAAATAGTGCTGAGATTAATAGGGAAATTATAAAAAATACGTTAAAAACCCACATGAAGGCAGGAACAAGAAGCGCCGAAGAGGAATTGATAGGAATGTTAACGGAAGGTGGAACGGTTCAAACGTGGGATGAATACGATGGCGAGCCGTACCATTTCAAAATACAGGTAAATGAGTCAATAGAAGAAAAAAATTTTGATAAATTTTCGGATGTATTACAAAAAATAAAAAGCAAGCGTTCTATATTGGATGACATTGAGTACAGCAGAGAAGTAAAGATGAATACAAAAATTCGGATTTCTTCAGGCAATATAAATAAAATGGAGGTGAGAGATGGACATACAATGACACGAAATCTGAGTGAAACGGAAAAAGTTAGAAGTGTGATGCACATACAATATATGCATCAAGAAATTAGAGCACAGGAAGGAGTATAAAAATGCCACAACCATTTAGCAGTGCAGTAATAACAAACAGTGGAATCAAGATGCTGGCGCAGGTGCATGCATCTTCGGCCAAAATTGAAATGACAAAAATGGTAATTGGAAACGGTGTTTATAGTAAAGCAGAAAAAGAAATTTATTCGTTGCAAAACAGAACATCGTTAAAATCCAAAAAGAACGAGTACGCATTTTCTAATATGTACGTTGTATCAAACACATCGGCAAAATTGACAGCACTCGTAACGAATCAAAATCCAGCAACAAAAGAAATTTTGGTTGAAGAAGGATACTACATCAACGAGATAGGCATATATGCAAGAGTAAACGGAGGACAGGAGGAATTATACAGTATTGCAGTAACGGACGGAGAGCAAGGGGATTATATGCCGCCGTACAACGGGTACAGTCCGGTACAGATTATTCAGGATTATTATGTGACAGCAGATAGTA